CCGTTAAAATTAACGTCAGGAAGTATTCTCCAGACAAAACCGAAGTTATGACCATCGCCAATATCAAAATCAGAACTTTGAACATATGAACTTATAGGTAATGTGGCGGAAGTAGAAAGATCATCATTGCCATTTTCATGGAAAAGAAGCCTTCCATTGTAATCTGCAGCAATTGGGAATGGTTGAGTTCCTGTTTGTATCCAAGCAGTACGTGCCAGATTTCCGTAATACCAAACACGGTCTAAGTAGTTGTAAATAATGTATTTATCAACGGTGGTTCCTGAGCTAGATTGGCTTACGTAATACCACCAAACCTCGTTGTAGGCTTCATTTGCACCAGCAAATACTTGGTATGCCTGATCTTGATTAATATCAGCAAAAATGTATTGACGCAGGGCGCAAGGAAGAACCTCAACACGACCTGAATACATGTAAAAGCGGTCTTTACCCATCCAGTAGGTTACGTTGTTAATTGTAATCATGGAGTTTGGAGACATAACAGATATGTTATCCATTAGCACCTGGAATCCCCATACATATGGAGCGCCCAAATACTGTTGTGAATAGATACAAGAATCAGTCCAAACTAAGATCTCTTGACGGGTTGTACGAGCAGCCATAATAAATGAGCCGTTTGTTAACAAAAACTCACCAGATTGATTGGTTGCTTCTGGAACCCATTGATAGGCATTTGCTTGGTCTGACCAACGAACCAGCATTGGATTAAATGGAGAATTGCTATATTGAAGTCCATTTAAAGTTGCTGAAGCATAGCCTGGATAATATGAGTTAGAGCCATAAGTAATAACAAATTGCTGAATAGATGATGCAATTACTTGGTATGTTTGATTTGGAACATATCCACCAGCATAAGAGAAGTTATAACTTCCAGAACTTGCGCCAGTGGTTGTCTTAGTAATTGGAACAAGCGTATCGCCAGTTTGATATGTAGCTGCTACTTGAGTATTGGCTGGAAGATTGGTCCCAGTAATAACCATGTAAGGATAAATATAAAATGAATAAGCGTTAGAAACGGTAATTGACGTTGCCGCATTTATAAATGTAATTTCACTAGCAGCAGCAGACAGAGTTTGTGCAGTTGTGGTATTTGCTATGCTGCTTAAATATTTAGCACGTTGACTTACGGTTCCTTGGTCTGACCAATAGAAAATAGGACCGCCACGAGGCGCAATAACTAAGTCTGAACCATAATTGTCATTAGACCAAAGACGCAACTGGATACCAATACCAGAAGAATAAGAAGTACCCCAACCATATGCTGGAGTAGTTGTTAAAGATGCTGTACCTGTACCACTTCCTACACCAGTAGCAGTAAAAATCGTGCCTAACGTATTGGCAGAAGCCCCAATAAGAGTAAAGTTGGTTGTTCCTACAAAAGAAATAACATATTGGCTACCAACAACAAATGAACCAGCCAGAACAGGTAATGGACTTTGTTGTAATACAGTAACAGAAGATCCACCACCAGTGGCTGTAGATGTTGCAGTGTAAGAGCTTGGCAAAGTAATTTGATATGTGTTTGTAGCTACGTTAGAAATAACATAAGAGTTATTTAGTATTGCTGCAGAAACACCGCCAGTTGCAGTAGCACTAGATATGACAATAGATGTTCCATTTGTCATGCCGTGGGCATTTTGAGTAACGGTAATAAGGCTGCTTCCGCTTGTAGTTGCCAGTGGGTTTGCACCTAAAAGTTTGACTACAGGGGTAATTGCACCGCCCCAAGGACCAGATCCCCATCCAGTACCAATTGAGTATACGTTTAGACCAATAGGATATTCATATGCCGCTGTTACTGTTCCACCGCCTGTAGCGCTAGATGATGCTGGAGAAGCCGCTACAATTGTATAGGTACTAGTACTTGGAGTAGTTGTAACTACATAGGTTCCACTAATTGTTAATCCACCAACTGCAGTACCACCAGAAAAAGTAACTGAATCACCAATAGCTGGACTATATCCAGCGTCTGTAACCAACACTACAGTCAAACCATTATAGGTTGTGAATGGATTGGTAAGGGTATCAGTCTGAATAATTGGGGTGATATCGTTATAAACGCCACCAAAGTAAATATAGTATTTAGTGTTGGTGCCTAATCCAATATATTGCGCTCCAACGCCTGAATCTCCATCTTGCCATACCCAAATAGAACGGCAAACACCATCAAATTGATTTGGAGAAACTTGAGTCCAGCCACCAATCTTTTCAGGAAAGCCAGAACGAAAACGAATCTTGTCCCCATCATACCAACCACCCTCGTTTGAGTAATCAGTACCTTCTCGGTTTAGTCCTGGACGAAATTGTAATTTTTGTAATGGCATACGGGTTTACCCTAGTACTGACAATGCTTTAGCAATCTTAGCTTTGCGGTCATCAAGACCAAGCAAGCCACCATTAATACGTTTAGTCATTGTCTCAATATCTGAAGCATCTGCCAAGGCATTTAAACCTTTTTTGTTCCAAAACCAGCCAGCGCTCAAAGCCGCATATCGTGGATCCAGCAATAGAGTAGGGTCAGAAAGAAGATCAACACTAATACCAGATCCGCAGTTTGCATAGTTTTCCTTGCCAGTCAGCTGGATAAGACCTCTGCCTAAATATTTAGCAGCCTCTTCCTCGCTTGTATTTCCAAGTCTGCCGTTATAAACCTTACCAGCAATCTTGGCTGGCTGGCGAGCGTATTGGTCAGCAATTTCTTTGGTAGGGAAACGGCTAGGCCAAGTCTTCATCAAACCTTCTGCGCTGTAGTTTAAATTTTCTTGTAAGACTTTAAAATTAGCAGACTCATGAGAACACTGACCAATAAACGCTGCTTGACGGATAGGTGTGCTAATGTCATATTTAACAAATACTTCTTCTAAAGGACCGAGCCATTTATGGTCTATGCCTAATGCGTCTAATTGGTCATACGTCATTTCTTCATCATTCCTTCTAATTCTTTAGTCTTGTCTTTACTGCCTTGGCTTGATCCAAAATAAAAAGAAAGCACTTGTCCTGCTGAACTGGTAATAAATCCAAGCGCAAAAATGACCATCTGCTGTTGGTCTACTGGTACATCTTTAACCATCAAAAGACCAATAAAGCCAAACGCTAAAGCTACCGTTCCCAACGCAAGAATAGGGACAACGGCCTTATCTAGATGTGTAGCGTATTGGGATGTGGCAACTTCTGCATAGGCTTTACGAGCTGAGTCACGGTCTTGTTGTTCTAACTTAGCATATTCTAAATCTAGCTCTTTGAGCTTCATTGTCATTTCAGGATTACCAGTAAGCGCTTGGGTAACACCTTCTACAGTAGCATCATCAATCCCTAGCTTAGAAGCAATCCAGCCCACAGCAGCGCCACCAGCAGGGCCAGCAACGGCAGTAGCTAAAACAGGCGCAACACCTTTAAGTATTCCAAGTAAAGTATCTAACATTAAATAACCCCTAAAACAAATTTAAGCCACAAGGTAATAATTAACGCAGCAACAAAGCACCACATCTGTACCCGCCTTACTTCTTTTAAATCATGCTGAAACTCTTCGTTAGCTTTACGTTCCATGTTTTCAATATCCAACTTAATTCTTAATACTGAATCCCATTCTTTAGCGCCATATTGTTTAACAAATTTAATCTTTAAATTAGCCTCTTCATCAGAGATTTGCTTCTTTCGTTTCCATTCTTCAAGCGCTTTAATCAACGCTCGTTCTTTTTTAAACTCTGCTTCTCTAGCAGCCCTACGTCTTTCTTGAGCTTTTTGTTGGGCTACTTCTGCACCGTCTTTTTGGATTCCTTCAATGCTTTTGGATAGCCCTTTACTGGCATCCCGACTTGCATCTAGGCTACCGCTTAGAGTCTTTACTCCTTCGGATAAACCAAATGGATCGGGCATAGTACACTTTTCTTACCGTTCCTTAAGTTTTAATAATAAAGTTAATACCAAGATATGGAGGTAAGTTTGCGTTTGTACCAGAGGAGCCAGCAGCGTCTACTGTAATTGTATGGTTGTGATTTGCTGATACCCCACCAGTTGAAAAATTATGATTATGGTCATTACTTGTAGCTCCAGTAACACTGCCTGTAGTAACTGCTGCGCTAGTATTAACAGGGTAATTACCTAAACCAATACCTTCACCAGCGCCATATGCAGGTTCAAAATAACGTCCTACTGCAAACCCGTGGTTATGGTCTGCGCTTTGCCCACCAGTAGTTCCAAAGTGTTGGTGGTCAGCGCTTTGTAATCCAGAAGATGCTGAGTGGCTATGACTTACAACAATCGCATCCGCAGTTCCCCCAGTAGTTCCTAAAGTACCTCCATAAGGGAATTTATTTACATAATTTGGTAAATTAAATGTTGTTGAACCGTCACCAGCGCCAAACGTAGTACCAATCACTGCAAATAAAGTAGCGTATGTAGTACGAGAAACAGCGGTTCCATTGCATAGTAAAAACCCAGAAGGCGCAGCTGCTGCTGCCCACATTTGTATAACGCCAGCAGGAATGATATTTGAAGAGCCTGTTACAGTTAAATTACCATTTACATTAAAGTTACCAGCAGATGATGTTTGCGCTGAATAAAAATTAGTGCCGTCACAATATACTTGAACAGTAGTTGCGTTAGGAACAGTAATTACAGACCCACTAGAGCCGCCAATAGTAATTGCGTAACCGCCTACAGTACTATTTGTAACTACATAAAACTTAGGAACTAATGGTGCTATGATTTGTCGAATACCAGAGTTTGTGCCAGTAGCAACAATAACCATGTTACGAGCTTCATCTGATACACCGTTTAGGTCTGTTAAAGTATAGTTAGCGTTAGCCATAGTAATGGTCTGCACGCCAGAAACTGCCTGTTCTATTAAGTTCCAGTTGGTATTGGTAATAGAACCCCAAGTACCAGAGTCCTCTCCGTTACCCATTAACTGGATTTTTAATGATGTTGAATATGTAGATGCCATGATTTATCCTTGTGAATCATCAACTGAATTCCAGTCGGTTGTTTGGGTGTTACTTACAGTTGTCCAGCTTCCACCACCAGCGTTGTTAATAGCGTTCCAAGTAGTGGTTTGATTATCGTTAATTTTAATCCAGCCCCGTGGAAATTGGGCATCTAACATATAAAATACTTCATTTATAGCTGTAGAGAAATCAGCTCTTACAGTCTCAACATCTGCCAAATTACTGTTTTCAATAACAGATGCAGCAAACTGGGCAGCAATAGTCCTTACATCGTTGGATGTAAATGCCTCAGTAATACTTAAGAAAAATACTGAGATGATAGTTTCTTGGTCTGCCGACTGTAGCGTTTCCACAATAGAGGTAGCAAACTGCGCTGAAATGGCATTAAAATCCAACATACCTATGTTTTCAGCTAGGCTAGTAGCAAACTGGGCTGTAATAGTTTTAACATCATCCAAATCAGCGTTTTCAGTAATGTTTTGAATAAACGCAAATTGATTTGTATTTGAGTCCTGCACTGAGTTAATTGGTTCTATACGATCTTCTAAGGCGGCAAAGTACTGAACGCTTGAATCGTCTAAATTGGAGTTTTCAGCTATGGATGCGGAAAATGCGGCTGTAATTGCCGCAGAATCTGCGGGGTTTAAGTTTTCTGAAATAGAAGCCAAAAACGCTGCGGTTATACTTGCAGAATCAGCTACGCTAAATACTTCGTCTAAAAGTGCGTAAAATTCTCCAGTTGGGGCGTTATATTCCAACATATCTATATTCTCAGCTAGACTTGCAGCAAACGCTGCAGAGATAGTTTCTACATCGGCAATACCAGAGTTTTCCGTAACTGAAGCGTCATGGAATATGTTTGCTAAAGAAGCAAATGGTGTCTGAGCAAAAGCGCCTATGCCAAACATATTAACCTACAGTCTTTATAACTGTTTCAGGGTTTAACTCAGAAAGTGGTTTAAATACCCAAACCTCATTAACCTCATCCCATGTAGCATAAGTATCTGGCGGTATGTCTTTTGAAAGTAATGGCTTAACCCACTGTACCTGACTAGTCATTTTTAGTCCTTAGTAGCTACGATAACGTCTACGTACTTAACTGCAAGGTTAATAGCCGTTCCAGTAAAAGTACCGCCTGTGTGGGTATGAGCAGTTTGTGTAACTGTAGCTGCAGTTCCTGTAAATGAACTTGAACCGCTATGGTTGTGGGAGCCGCCTGAACCTTGATACATATATCCTGTAATAGTTGCCGTAGTAAGATCGGCTCCACCTGGTACAAGCTGGTAAGCACCGCCTTGTGTAAGAATAAGATATTCACCTAAATAAGATGTATTTCTATAGTGGTTATGGTCAGGTATTTGAGATGTAGATAGAGTTGTACTTCCAACACTGGTACTTACAGAACCCGCTGGTGTGTATGAGTTATTTGTAGCGGTAGTGGAGCCTGATGTACCCACCGTTCCGCTAACGGCTTGAGAAGCAAATGCAGTAGTAAACCCTACAGTACCGCCAGTAGAAGCTGAACCACTAACAACTCTTAATGCCGCATCGTTATCTGTAATTACTTTAGTCCATCCAGTAGGAGCTGCGGTTTGTTTAAAAATTAAAGCAGTACCAGCTGGAAGCAACGCTGTAGATGACCCAGTACCGCCACCAGCTACGCCAAGTACGCCAGACGAGTTAAAATTTGATACCCCTAGGGCTACGCTTTTAGCTTGTGTCATTTGCTATCCAATATCATCGTTTGGGCTTGTTGCGGTACACCAGCAGCTGCTAATAAAACACGTTGGCCCACTTCATTAGCTTTAACCATTTCATTACGGAATGACTCTACTGCAGCGCCAGTGCTTCTTTGTTGTTGACTATTTTCAATCATCATAATTGGAAGCCAAGACATAGCACATCCCCAATCTTCAATATCTTCGCCAGTATTGGGGTTTTTACCAGAAATCTTTAAAAACCAAGCGCACTCTAGCTGACGGCATGGGTTAAATCCGTCTAAAGGGCAGTTGTTTTTTGGTTCAATTTTCATGTTTAATTAATAATCGCTGTTGATGTTTCTTTGTCAATAGTCATTGTGCCGTAGCAAATAATATTCCACTCTATTCCGTTCTCGTCTTTCTCACTGCATGATGAAACATTAATCTGTAAATTTTTAACCAAATGCTCATTATTACCTTCAAAAACTCTCCAAACATGGTTTATTGTTCCCCGACCTTCTCTGCCACGAGACCTATTAAACCGTATTCGGTACTTATTCATTTACACTACATTAGGAATCATAGCTGCAGCTTGTTCTTGTAATTTACGTTCTCTTTCAACTTGTGCGTTTTCCCATAATGGAATTACAAATGCAAACTCATCAAAAGACGTAATTTCACGGTTTTCCACCATGCGACCACGAGCATCTTTTATTTCTATTTCGCCTTCTGTGTCGTACCATTGAACAGCATGAATAGTTGGATCTAAGCTAGACAAATCTAGTTTGTCAAAACCAACACCATCAATAGATACAAGTCCATCTTGTGGAATTATTGTTACTCGCATATTTAGTCCTTAGTTGCCATAATAATGTCTACATACTTTACCGCTAAATTGATTGCAGTTCCAGTAAAAGTGCCACCAGCATGGGTATGGGCAGCCTGTGTAATTGTGGCCAAAGTTCCTGTAAACGAGCTTGAACCACTATGGTTGTGGGAACCACTACCACCGACAAAGTTAGTGTTATCAAGATACTGGTTAAGGGTATCAAGATAGTTGCCAGTACTACTACGCCATTGAAGCGGACCACATCCGTCTGCACCGCAATATGCAATACCTTGGTGCTGGTGTGACGGCATTTGTGATGTGGATAAAGTTGTACTTCCAACACTAGTACTTACAGAACCCGCTGGTGTATATGAATTGTTGGTAGCGGTAGTAGAACCCGAAGTACCAACAGTACCAGCCACTGCCTGAGAAGCAAAAGCTGTTGTAAAGTCTACTGTACCGCCTGTAGATGCAGCGCCAGATACAACCCTTAAAGCTGCATTGTTATTAGTAGTCATCTTAGTAAAACCTGTAGGCGCAGCGGTTTGACCAAACAACATTACTGTTCCAGATGGAACAAATCCACTAGAAGTGCCAGTACCGCCATTAGCTACTGGAAGAACCCCAGTTACTATATTTGCTAAGTTGACTTGAGTAAGCGCCATTATTTAACCTCTTTTAAAACCGCAATTTCTGCGGCTTGTGCATCTATTTTAGCGTTAAGTTCTTTAATTGAAGCTACAAGAAGTGGAATTACATCGGTGTATCGGAGTTGCAATGTGTTGTTTTCGTCTTCACCAACATCAACAGCTTCAGGCAATACCTTTTGCACGTCTTGAGCAATCAAAAATGAACGGCTAATGTTTAATTCATCAGTTAAATATTTACCTATGCCAGCACGAAGTGAACATACTTTTTCTAATGAATTTTCAAAAGGTGTTAAATTGGTTTTAAGTCGTTCATCTGAATCTGAGGCCCAAGAAGTTGCCGTTGAAGATAAAACAACACCATAAGCTGAACCAGCTTTAACATAAAAATTACCAAAAGAAGATGTTGGTCCAACACCCCAAGGTGTTACGGCTGCAACAGATTTTAATGTTAAAACGTGAGCACCAGCACCAACGCTCACAGGAGTTGTAGTATTAACACAAAGTTCACCGCCTGTAGTAATACGCATCCGTTCTGTAGAGTTTGTAGCAAATGTCATTGGGTACGCATCGTTATAACTAAATCTTGCTTCTGTTCCTGTGTTTTTAATATATATAGCATTAGAAGCAGAAGATGAAATTGCAGTTATTGTGCCACCACCAGACCCACTATCTTGAACAACGAACCTACCAAATGTGCTCGGAGAAGTATTACCAATACCTACATTCTGTGAAGTATCAACAGTTACCGCAGTAGTGCCATTAGACTGTAATGTTAGAGCAGTAGCAGCTCCAGAGTTTATTGTTGGTATTACAGCGGTTCCTGATAACGTTGGGCTTGCAGAAAGAACGTTATTTCCAGAACCAGTAGACGTTGTCACGCCTGTACCACCATTGGCTACGTTTAACGTACCACCTAAAGTCACTGCGCCTGTTGTGGCAGTTGCTGGGGTTAATCCTGTACTGCCACCACTAAACGAGGAGCCAGTAGTAGCAATACCTAAATAACGAACAGAAACGTTACCAGAACCTGATGGAGGTGCAGTGCTAAATGTAAGAGTGTTAGTTGATACTGTGTAAGTAGTAGGGTCTTGAACTACGCCATCAATAGCTACCAATAAAGAGGCAGAATTGGCTGGAACAGCGCTCATTGTAAATACAGTCTGAGATCCTGTGCCGTTAAAAGTCTCAGAAGTAATTGTGCTGTACAGGTTTAAGTTACTAAATGTAACTACTTCAACTATATCGCCACTAGTAGCCCCAGTAACTAAAGTAATTGACGTGCCGTTGGTTGCCGTAAAATCTGCTATACCTAACTTAACACCGTTTTGATAAACCTCGGTAGATCCTACTGTGTAGTTGACTGTAAATACTGTTTGTCCTGCAGTAGCCGTAAAGTCTGTTGTAGTAACAGTGCCGCCACCAGTAGATAAAGTAGTCCAGCTTGGAGCAGCACCAGATCCAGCGGAAGTAAGAACCTGACCAGAAGTACCAGTAGATCCTGTTACATAAACTGGGGTTTTTAACTCTAAATAACTAGCATTTAACTGCATCTTGTATGCAGATTTAGCTTGAGTAAAGCCACCTACATACCATTGATGGGCGTTTGCAGAACCAGTACTATCAGTTGCATAAACTAAATTACCAGTCTTGCCAGCGCCACTTGGTGCAGAGCCAAACAAATAGGCTTCATTAGGGCCTGTAACTGTATATACAGCATCAGCATAGGTAGAGCTGGTGTAACCCATGTCTGCCCAACCACTTGAATCGCTGCTATTGTTTGTATAGGCTACAAAATCAGAAGATGCGCTTGTTCCTGTGCTTGGGTTATAAATATAAGTCTGAACATAGTTATTTGCAGATTGCGTAAAGGCGGCAATTGGGTTTGTTGCACCGCCCAATACAGAACCACCACCAACTTGTAAATAAGTGCCGTTGAACTGAAGCAAGGAACTAGATTGCAGTGCAGAAGTTGTATTTCCGTAAGGAATATAGCCAGAAGTAAAAGATACTTGTCCAGTACCGCCAGCAGGAACGGGTAATGTGCCAGCTGTTAATGCACTAGCAGATGTTGAATAAAGAGCGTTATTAGCGGCAGTAAATGTGGTTAATCCTGTACCACCATAGCCAGAAGCAATTGTGCCACCTTGCCATGTGCCGCCAGATATTACTGTAGAAGCTAAATCTAATGAGTTTGTACCCCAGTTAGCTGCTGCTGGAATAAACGAATAAGCGCCCCAAGATCCCGCTGAAGTAGCAATACTTACTGCACCCATCTGAGTAATACCGCCAGATGGTACAGTTTCAACTGTAGCTCCAGCATTATTTGTAACTGTTAAAGCACCAGAAGAGTTATTAACAAAAATAAAACTTTGTCCAAGGGCTACTGTTGTAGCGTTTGGTAGTTGAAATGTCTGAGTTGTAGATCCAGTTAAAAGCTGCGTTCTTGCAGAGGCTACAGTTAAAACTGTTGTACCGCCAGCTGCGGTAACTACGTTTGCATTAGCTACATAATTATTAAAATTAATGTTTTGATTGGTATCACGAAGTACTACAGAATTAGCGCCAGAAGAAGCTGTTACTCCAGTACCGCCATAAGCTACGCCAACTGTAGATCCTTGCCATGTACCTGAAGATACTGTACCTAAAGCACTAACGTTTCCAGAAGCATCAAGGTTTACAGAACGCTCAGATGGATATGTAACAAATACTGTTTTAACACCAGCAGTAAAGTTTACTAAAGAACCTGAATTACTAGAGGCTAGTACAGTAGTACGTGCAAGCGTAGGGCCAGTGGTGGAATAGGTTCCAATACCTACTTCCCAATTTGAGCCGCCCTGGTCTGCAATGGTGTAATAGCACGTATTACCGTTGCCAATTACCGCAAAAGTTTGATAGCCCGTTACCGCCCCTAAAAGGGTAACTGAGCCTGTACCTGTACTAGTCGTGGTCTCTTGGACACGATCTGCTAACACCAGAGCCATCTAGGACTCCTTAAGAAGTTGCGGTTGTGCTGTAAGTAACGCTTACTGTATCGCCAGCTGTAGTAGTTTTAGCAGTAGCAAATGCGCCAGCACTATACAAAGTGCCGCTTGTATTGTTTTGTGTGCTAGAAGCTCCAGAGCCAGTAACTAAGAAACAACCACTAACAGTACCGCCAGCGCCAGTAATAGTATAGGTAATTGCTGTAGCTGCAGAAGTAGATACGTTTGCTGGACTATTACCACTAGAAGATGCAGCAGCAAATACGGCTGTACCACGAACTGCAGAACCGCCAACTGTGTAGTTAATAAACTCAGTCCATCCAGCGTGGGAAGTCATTGTATCTGAGCCAGTACCGAATGTTGGTGAAGCACCACCAATAAGACCAAGGTATGGCCCAACAGTTGTGTATGTGCCAGATGTGCGTAACAGGGTATTAAGCATTAACTCTTTACCTACAGCGTTAACTAAGTTAGGAAAGCTTTCTTCCCATTTAATGTTACCTTCAGAGTCACGGCATACTACATGATATGCGCCCTCAATTCCAACGGTTTCTGCACCAATTACATTGGCTTGTAATGTAGCTATTGCGTTATCGCCACAGCTTGCTAGTTCTTTTTGCATAATTGCTCCTATTGAGAAAGTCTTATCACTGCATCTGTATATGTGTCGGCAGGGAAGGTTACTGTAAATGTGTTTACTGCGGTTTTATCACTGCCAAAATCCAATACTGCGACTGCTGCGCCTGTTGTGCTATTGTATATTAATGCACCTCTAGCAGTAAAGGAAGCTGGATTCCAGACAGCATTTTCAAATGATACAAAAGCTACTTGATTTTCTGATAATGGTGGAATAACAGTTAATACTTTTCCAGTAGCTGTATAGCCGCTACCAGTAATCTCATTATTTGCGGTATAAATTAAGGTGGATGGCCCCAAATCTGCTAAAGCTGTATACAAGGCAATTTTGTATGTATAAGAAGTTCCAACAGCAAAGTTAGCCCTGCCACTTAAACAGTCTTTTAAAAATACTGTACATAGTCCTTGTTGAATCATGGGTTAACCACAATCTTAGCTTGACCATTTCTGTAAGCATCACCACGCTCAAGACCAGTGCCAAGGCGGTTAAGTTGAGCAAGAGCCTCTTGATATTTATCTTCGTAATATTTAACTAAATCAGCTTCACTCTTCATAAATAACATAGCTTCACGCATAGCACCATAAAAAAGCACTGGATCGTAGTTATCTCCAAGCCAACTCGTACCAGTCGAATTAGATACTGATGATACTGTTACGGAGAAACTAGTTCCTGTAGATCCTAAAGAAGAACAGGAAAGAATATCGCCTACTACGTAGAAATTACCACCAAACTTAATAGTGCAGGATGTAACTACACCACCAGAAACAACAATATCTGCGGTAGCGTTAGCTCCAGATCCACCAGTTAAAGGCACGTTTTGATATACACCATTGGTATATAGTGATCCGCCAATTAAAGATCCTACGGTACTAATTTGACCCTGAACAATAGTGGGAGGGTAGTAGTAATAGTGCATTTCTACCACATAACTGCTATCAGGAGTTGGGGCCACCATTAAAGTCATTTCATTGACATTTGAAAGCTGGGAGCCAAACAAAGAGTAATATTTAGGAACTCCTTGCGGGGTTCCTTGGTAAGTTCCGCCTGAACTAACAACTGTAGGGTAGGCTTCACGCAGATAGTTAACATCCTTGTTAAGCAAATAAACGTAGTTTTGATTGCTATCAATAACAGCTAATGAATAATTGGACAGCCAATCATTTGGCAAAGAAATATATTGATTACCAGACGTTAAAGTACCAGTAACGTTTTTACGTAGCGCTGGAATTTGAACTGAATTATAAGCACGAGTTTCAGCCTCTTGTACGAATACAGGAATAGACGCTACGAACAGCTGTTCAGTGTTCTCAGCGTAGGCTTGAATGTTGTTATATAAATTCTCGTAGTTCATGTTTACTCAGCTTTAGGCTCTTTTATTTCAGGCAACTGGGATTTAACTTGAGCTTGAATTTTCATCATTAAGCCAAAAGCATTAGATTTTGTTGGCAATTCGCCTAAACCAAACAAAATACCTTCTGCATCATGCAGATTTATATCTAACTTAATAGGTGTTTGTGGATCTAAACTCATCCCATTGGTCCTCTTGTTTTAATGCCTTTAGTAGCAGCGCCATAACCACGCATAGTCTTTTCACCATACTTGTTTTCTGGGCTGTAATTGCCTTTTGAGCCAGCTGCAACTGAAATATTTACATTATCAATCCAGCTACCAGTTTTAGTTACTGCAGCCTTAGAGTCAGCTACGCTTGTACCATTTTGGTCATAAGCACTAGCGTCTTTATTCTCTTTGGCATGACCCAAAAGATAGCTAGTAGCTGGTGTTACTTTAGGAAAATCGTTCTTAGCCATGATTAATATCCTTGGTTTTTGGCTTTAGCTAAGTTGCGACCAAACTTCTTCATTTCTAATGAAGTAGCACAGCTTGCGCCCTTTTTGCCTTTGCCTGATTGAATACCTACAATAGGACCTGAGTCACCGAGGTTTTTGCCTTCTGTTTTACCTGTTTTGGTAATACCATCAGCAGCTTTACGAAATGTCATGTTCAACTCCTTAAGTTGTTGTAATTGTAACTGTACCTGTTTGCCCTATTGCAATCAAGTAATTGGGCGTTAAAACGGAGTCAAAACCTCTTGCACCACCTACTGGAGACCAACCCCATTGAAATACTCTACTACCGCCTTCTGGATAACCAAAACCTTGTTCAGTTAAGCTATCTGTTAAAAGCTCCTGCAAACCACTATTACCAGACTGTAAATAACTTGTATCAGGTCTTGGCTCACGTACTGCTTGTGGGTCATTTACTGGATACATACCCAACTGCAGCTGCGGTTGATCTGGATCCCAACAGGTAGGACATACCTTTATTTTATATGGCTTTGTCTTAACTGTCTGCGTTTTTAACTCTTTTAGCTTATATCTAAAATTACACCTATCACATTGGGCAATCGAGAATTTGCCAGAAGCAAACTGATTAGGCACGAGTCTTACCCCTTATTGCACATCCGTCCGCACGTTTAGACGCTGATTTAACTTGACCGCCTTTTTTCATTAAATTTGCGCTACGTTCTTTTGCAGCTTTTATGGCATCTTCCATAGTATCGTGAGTGCTAGTAGGTTTAACTCTGCCTTTTTCAAGCATATTAATTACATCATCCTCGCTTTTACGAACACCTTTATAAATACTAGGTATATTTACAAATTTGTCTTTGTAAGGAATACTCATAGATTTTTCAGATACTTCTTCGCCATCTGGGGTCATAAATGTAGGCTTCCCAGCTTTAGTAAAGCGACCAGTAGGTTTTCCGACTAAATCGCCCATGATTAGCTATAAAACAGGTTTCTAGGAACAAATCGAACTGGCGCTTTATCTCGATCTTCATCAGCTGCCAATTGGAATTGCTGCTCATAATCAGCTTTTAGCATCATTATGCGGTTAGGATCTACACCAGATAGCTTATTGCTTAACTGATACGCCAATCCAGCTACCATGCAAGGTACAAAGCGGAATGGGATATCTTGAGTCTGAACACCAGTACCAGAGTCCATAATTCTGCGCAAACGATAGTAAACAAAAGTGTATTGATTGCCAGGAGCGTTAGGAGTAGGCCATACGCTGATATTTGGTGGATAGGTCTTAGTGACACTAGCACCAGTTAAATGCGCTGCAGCCGTTGTATTGTTCTGTCCACGGGCTACATTAGTAAGCACGTTTCCAATGATGTTTGGGTAGCTAATAATTTCTGAATCAATTACAAGAAATCCAGAAGAAGGAAGGTCGGCAACAGAAGCTACAGTAATAGACGTAGCAGTAGCGCTAATGCCTCCTACAATTGTAGTAGAAGGAAGGGTATTTGTAGTGCCAGATTGACGATTTACATACACCTGAATAGGTCTGCCTTGTGCCAATTTATTAGGCAAAGACATGTATGTAGGCTCGGCAATACGGCTAATATTGATGTCGATCTGATTTGATTGGCTACCATTGTTAGTACGGATAACCATATCCATGAGGTCAATCGTATCGGCTGGCAACGGATACATAGCCTGACCAGTAACCATAAGGATTTGACCTTGCTCTACTGTCCATAGGTTAATACCACGATTAGCCCATTCAATAGTTAGCAAGTTAAGGCTACGTCTGGCGGTACGAAAATCGTAACCAGTGCGCAGCTCTTGACCACAACGCTCAAATGCCTCTTCTATAAGGTCATTGATGTCTAGGTTAAATGCAGTTGTACCTGTAGTAGTCATTACGTAGCCTTTTTAGCAACTTTCGTAGTCTTTTTAGCAACAGTCTTTTTAGCTACTGGTTTACGGGTCGTGGCTTTTTTAACTTGTGTTTTTGGTTTTTCTTCAGGGAAAGGCCACATTTTAAACTCAGGAGTTTCTAGGTTGACTTTGCCTACTTGAATATCAATCTTAGGCATATAACCCAATTTGTCAAACAGCCAAGTAATAACAAAGTTCATTTATTTCTTCTTTGCAGTTTTAGCAGATTTAATAAAGTCCGCTTTAGTAGGCGCACCTTTAGATCCAGGCTTACGCATCTTTTCACCAGAGCCAGCTGCAATACGTGCTTGCTTTTTATGAATATTTTCATAGAGGCCAACCTTGCCACCTTCTGCATATTGAGTAAAGTCCGTATTATCTCTACGGGGTTTAATCTTGCCTTTTGGCATTTTAGATGGGGCAATATCACCCATTCCTCGACTAGCTCTCATAGCATCTTTCCTTTAGTTTTACCCTTTAAACAGCAGCCATCAGCTCTTTTGGAGGCACTTGATACCTTGCCACCTTTAGCTTTATTTAAAGGTCTAAAACGGCTTCCAGACATTCCTTTTTCAAGATCGCCACCATCGCCACCTACACCGCCAACTCTAGTAGTTGCAGGAGCTTTCTTGTATTCGTTGCGTCCTTCATTGATAGCTTTGCCTTCGTCAACGTACTTCTTTAGACGATCAGCAAAGTCTTTAGCCTTTTCTGGGTTGGCAGATGGGTCATTAGACATTCCCCGTTGCATACGCTCAAGGTATGACTTGCCATCCCCAGAAGGGTTAATAGGATCAATAGGTTCAACTTTTGCCATTTAGCAAATCTTTCCTTTAGTCTTGCCTTTTTGAGCAATACCATCTGCGCGCTTAGAGGCTGAAGATACTTTGCCACCAGACTTCATGCCAGCAGCTTTTGAGCGCTGTGATTTACTTTCCATAATGCTTTTGAATAATCTTTCTGCTGGACTAATAGCGTCAGATCTATATTGCTGCATACCAGCAGCATTTTTAGGAATGGAAATATATGGCTTCTTAACATCTTTAGGAAGCACATTTCCATCTTCATCTTTATTTGTTAGTGACTTAAATTCTTTAGAAGAAGATTTTGCTGGTTCTACTTTTGTTTTAACAACAGTACGCTCTACAGACTTTGCAGCTGGCAAATCCATAGATGGAGTTTCAGAGTCTGTGGTATCAAAATCGCGAGCTGCTGGCTTAGTTAAATCGTTACCTTGAGCATCAATCATGCCCATACGATATTTAACAATTGGGTCATCTCCTGTATAAAGATCACCGCCATCAGCAAATTTTCTCATTTTCTTTTTCATTAGCAAGTTCTCCCGCCTTTATTCATTTTAATTTCTTTACCTTTGGTTAAGCCTTTTTGTGCAATACCATTAGCAGATTTATGACCAGCAGCTAGGCCGCCTTTAGCCATTTTAACCATCTCAGCACCTTGTTTAGCTTGTTTTTGCACTGGATGTTCGCCTTTAGAAGCCATACGAGCCATACCGCCCATACCCATTTTCTTAGGCGCACATGACATGCCGCCTTTTTTTAATTTAGATAGATTTGTATGTTCGCCTTTATGCTCTTGCTTATCGTGCATGCTAAAAGCTTTTTTAATCATGGCTTTGTCCTGAGACTTATCCATTTTCATATCTTCTTTGGCATCGCTGGCAGCGCCACCTTTTTTCATATAGCCCATTTTGTTACGTACCGCAGTAGGTAACTTAGCTAGACCTGGATTTTTCTTCATGTCTACTGGTTTCATAGCTCCACCTTCTTTAAATTTTTTGCCTTTATCGGCTTGGTTAAAATCTTTTCCCACAGATTGTGGAACTCCTACTTTCTTAGCAAATGCAGGATTATGTGCAATAGCAGCCATAAAGTTATGTTGTTTTTTACTTGTACTAGGCATTATTTATTTCCCCAATATCCCGCAATAAAACCAGCTAGACCAGTTAAAACACTGACAAACCCGCCAATAGCAGCCAATGTCTTCCAGCCACCTTTAGCTTCAGATAGTGTTTTTTCAATACTTTGAATGGCTGTTTTAATTTCAGACATCTCTTGAACCAGTTTGTCCATATCTGCCTGTAAATGCTGTATGTCATTAGCATGAGTAGCTAATTCACGAGCAGTTTCAATTGTTAACTCATTCATTTTAGCATTTCCATCTAGCTAAACTAGCTGCTTTGCGGGTTGGTTTGCCGTTCTCATCTTTCATTGGTCCTGGCATACCAGACATACGAGCGCAGAATGACTTCTTACGTGGTCCACCTTCAGGTTGTGGAGCTTTTAGGTTCGAGCCAGTAGCTTTATTATATTTAGCACGGCCTTTGGCGGTAAGCCCAGCGCCCTTAGATACAGGCAACTTTTCACCACGACCAACTGCGAGGGACGGAGTCTTCTTAGCCATAATAAATATTTGCTGCGGTTAAATTTGATATATAACCATACACGCCATTAACAGCTCTTACACCTTCACCAGGAATTACTGGTGAATTGTTATATGAGTCTCCTGCAGCTATATCGTAAGTCATCAACCATTTACCAGTTGAATAAACTAATGCAGCGCCAGCAGTAATTGAGCCAGAGTTAATGTCTGTAATAGTGAATGTATTTGCGCCAGTACGAGTAATAGTGTAATTACCATTAGTAGCGGTTCCACCCGTTCCAGCAGCAAAATCTACACCAATTGTATCTCCAGTTACAAGACCGTGAGTTGTAGATGTAATTGTTACTGTAGTACCAGAACGACCATAAGTAGCTGTTGTTACTGGAGCTGTAAGAGTATCAAATACAATTAACTGACCAGCAGAAGCAGTACCAGTTAATGAAATACCTTTGATACGGGTTGGTCCAACAACAAAAATACCACTGCCGTTCAGGTGCGCCTGTTTTACGTCATATTGCATTGTCATAATTAATCTCCTAAAGATTTAATGGGGACCGTAGTCCCCTAAAGATTAATTAAACGTCTTGTGTCTCGTTAGTAGAAACAAAATAGGTCAAAATGCCAGATAAAGTACCAGCAGCGCCAGTATTAGCTGTTGCAACAACAATAGTTAAATTGGTTGAATTAGCTACGTTACCTAAAGAAGCACCACCGCCTGTTGCACCAGTTGGTACAAATACACGGCTAGTAACAGTAGCGTTAGCTAAGAAAGCCTGTGAAACTTTAGTGCCTAAAGTAGTAGTTTGACCAGGGCCAACACCGATTAGTGGGGTAAACCCTAAGTCGATTGTTCCTGTTGTTCCTTTAGAAACAGTAACTCCAGTAACTACAGCGTTAGCTGGCAGAATAACTGTAGATGTATCTGAAGAAGATACGGTTACGTTGCTTGTTGCAGCGATATTAGCGATGTAAAACGGTACACACATCTGCATAGATCCAGCAGAAGCTGTACGAGTTTGGTCACCACCTGTTGAGCGCCATACGGCCGAGGTTGTTGCGTTTGTCATATCAAATTGTCCTTCATACAAAGTTCAACCTATCAATCGTGTATGCGTCTGCTGGGGCAGTTTGATAGGCGGTTCTCCCAGTTTCCATAATCTTACTACTTTTTTTGTTTTATACAAGTGCTTTATAAAAATAAAAACCCCGCTTTTTGGGCGGGGTCTTATTACTACAAAGGTGCTTATTAAGCTCCTGCTGAACCGTACATTCCGAGTGGATCAGACCAGCCGAAAGAATAACGCTCGCGAGACTTGTAACGTACGTTACCAGTATCGAAGTCACCGTCCATAGAATTGGACAATGGTGTACGAACGAAATGCTTCATGCCGTTTGGAACATCAGTTGTCAAGAACCATGCGTTTGTGTCTGTCAAGAAGTGGTTAATTGTGTAACCTTCTGAAACAGAGCCATTGTTCTTAATAGCGTTGATGTCGTTGTCGT